GTAATGAAGAAGATCTGTGAGGATACCTTGGATGAGTTTAAGATAAAGGGCTATAAGCGAAGTCAGTTCTTCTATTCCTTTTGGCTCGGTTGTTCACCTAAATCTAAAAAACTATGACAGCACTTAAATGGTTTTTATCTCAAAAAATGTCATTAACATTAGAAGATTTTGATGATATTATAGAACAAGCCCTCGAAATGGAAAAGCAACAGATAAAAGATGCATTCCAGTATAAGTTCCTTCATCCTTATGTGGAGAATGAACCCGAACAATACTACAATGAAACCTACAAAAAATAAACTTGGCTAACGGCTTTGTCTAAGATTGCGCAGTCTTATGCATTAACTCAACTTTGGATTGAGGCACAAGTAACTTTCGGTGATGTTTAAGCAATGAGTAATTGATTACAACCGATGACAGCTGGAAAGACAGCAATTTTTTTAACTTTAAAACAACTCAATGAGCAGCTTAAAGACTAAATATGTATCCATAGTTGAGGCATATATGGATGCGTTCTGCAAAAAACAAGACATGATTTTAGAGTCATGGGTAGCTAATGACATCGGTACAATCGCCTGCTTTGGCGATGTTATGTACTTTGGTTTTGATGACATACGTTATGACATAGATACCAAGCAGCCAGTCGGGCAGATACTTGACTGGCTGTATAGCTCTATTGACAATCCTGATACCCATATAAACTATAAGCACTGGTGCAAAGGACTGAGGTATTAGTATTACCTTCCGTATCTTTCTTGTCTTTCTCTTATCTTCTCCTGCACCTCTCTTCTCTTTCTGAGCATCTCTCGCTTAGCCTCTTCCCTTTTCTCCATCGCTCTTTCTCTTCTCTTCTCAGGAGTATTCTGCTCTCTAAAGTATTCAGTGCCTGGGCCATAATTCTCCCTCCACTCTCTAGGATATAGCTCTTTAAATTTCTTTTCGCTCAATCCTCTGAATGGCTTATCCTTATTCTTCTCCTCTTCTTCCAATCTCTCACTCTCTCTGTACTTATATAACTTACCACCACGAGCAGAGTATTCGTCAAATTTCTCAGGGTCATTTTTCTCAAACTCTTCTAGTGTCTCATAGCCACCATAAGCCTCTTCTTTCATAGCTTTTCTCTCGGCTTTGTATTTCTTTGCCTCTGATTTAGTTCTGCCTGTTTCTTGGTACTCTTTGAGTTGCTCTCCTGTCATCGCATCTTTCTTAGCACTCTTGACTATGGTGTTCATAACATTGTTAGTCTCAGGACTAAAAGGATTTATACCAAGGGTAGTAGTAATACCCAGAGCTATGTACAGTGGATTAGATAGCAATTCTCTATCTTTCTCCATTATAGTCTTCTTATTGTTATAGTTATCAGTAAATTCACCAGTAATACCTAGTCTTATATTCTCGTAAAGTTTTGTTGCTTTGTCAGCAGCAATACCAAGTATCCCTAAGTCACTTATAAATGATTCAAATACAGTTTTGCCTTGATCTGTAAAGATGTTATATCTATCTTCTTCCTCTGTGCCAATAAATTCTTGCACTTTATCTAAGACAGCACTAAATCCAGATCTTGCAACTATATCTGCAAATGGCGCAGGGGATAAAACGTCAGTAGTAACTGATGTAGCAGCGCCCTTCACCATATTATCCCATTTCTTTTTCTTCTCCTCTTCATCGTCCTCTTCTCCTCGTATAAACTGAGCTATACTATAAAATACATAGTATCCAATATAGAGTTTGACCAATCTAAATGTAGCCATCTCAGCAGCAAAACCACCGAGTGACCTAGCAGCTATTCTCTTATCCTCATTTGATGCAGTCTTACTTGATAATACCGCTAGGTCATTTGAGAAACGAGTTGTTTGGTTCATCCTAAAAGTAGAAAGAGGCATAGCAATTTTTGTTATAAACTGCTTTAGTGGATTATCAGACTGGTACATCTTTCCTGCTAAATCCTTGTCAGATATATTCTGCTGCCTATCAACCATATCCTGTGCATACTGCGCAGCTTCTTTATTCATCTCATGATTACTATAGTCAATGCCTTGCTTTGGATATTCTTTTTGTTTTTTAAGATACTGCTCATAGTATGCAATCCAAGAAGCTCTAGCTATCATTACGTCAAAATTTGATAAGTATATCTTTAGATATTTCCTATTTATATTTTCAATAAATCTAGCCACCTTCTCAGTTTTTGCAGTTGCTACCGCCTCAAGTTTTTGATTCAATGTCTCAAGTTCAGTTGTTGCTTCAACACCTCTATTAGCTATCGCCATTCCTGAGTTGTTTATAAAATCATTAACAGCTTTATTATGTAAATTACTAAGTTTTAAATTTCCTACTGAATTGGTAAGTGTATTTACAGCAACTGGTACTGTCTGTGAAATAGCTTGAGTAGGACCTGCTAATGCAAGTGCTGTACCGAGACTAGCTATCCTATCAAGTTTTCTTGTTACATCTCTAAATACTTTGTCAGTTACAATCCTCTTATTTCTTATATTTCTTATAAGTGTTGCTATTCGATCCTTTGCTAAGCTTGCATCTTTACCACTAGGTATAATATTCTCAAACTCAGGAGATTTTGTAAATGCTTGTATCTGCCTAATGTCTGCCGCAGTTTTAATGTCAATAAGAGCCTCCAATAAAGCATTTGCATTGTTGGTGTCGAAGGATAGGTTAACGTACATATTTGCTTTACCACTCGAATCAAATAAAGTTGTTGGTGGTGTTGACTTCATTAAGGAGCCAGCTTCTTTTTTGTAGAAGTTCTCAGTATTACTATTGGAAAAGAATAACGACTCGGTGCCGTCAGTATCTTTCTTTACTTTGTCAGCTCTTTCCAAGAAACCAAATCTGTCCGGTACATAGTTGACATTTTTGTCAAGTACCTTATTGTAAACGCTCAATGCAACGTCAGCAAATTGGTCATATAGTTTTGCCCATTCGTCAACCCAAAATTGGACAGCATCCACATTGATTTGGTCAGCATTTGCTTTTACTTCTGCGATATCATTTGCGTCTCTTGCTATTTTGTCATAAACCTCTTTTATAATTTTAGCTGCCTCGGTTTCTTTTTTAGTGCCGCCTTTATTTAATACCTCAATAGACTCCTCGATGAGTTTCTTTCTTCTATTAAACTCTGCTGCTACTTGCTTATCGTCACCAATAATTGTCTTTGCCAAGTCACCTATAATGCCTCTCTCTATGATATTGTACATATCCTGAAAAGATTTATTATTTGGCTTCATCTTTGAGAATTGCAAGACGTATTTATTTATAATTCTATTCGCAGTATCTAAAGCCTCTGCCTTGTGGTTTATTAAAGAGTTTATGCCCATTTTCTCACGAACATACTGACCTGCCTTGAATCCTTTAAATAACCTTTCAAAGAATAACGGTACAGATGCAAACTGCTCAAAGAATAATCTACCAATTGCAGGGCTGAAATACATTTTTATTTCCTTTGACCTTATGCCCTTATTATCTACCTCTTTTACATTTTTTCGTCCTCTATATGTTCCGAGTACACCTTCCATCCCAGCAATTGACTTATTGACAATAAAATTATTCAATGCATCGGCAGCCCTAAGCGCTTCCTTTGCATCTAATTGTTTTAAGTCCATATCCATAAACTCCTCAACAATCTTCTTATCTGACTCCTTAAACTCAACTGTCGTTGGATTGTCAGGGTCAGAGAATGGGTCGATGCCTGTCTCAAACATATTCTTTATAACAGCGGCATAAGAGTCAAACATTTTGTTAATAGCATCTCTTACCGCTTTCTCTCTGTCTTTATTTAGCTTAAAGAACTCTTCTATTTTTTTTGATATTTCTTCTTTTTGTTCTCCCGATGTATTTTCTTCTTGTCTAACTAAATCAATCAATTCTACTATCTTATCATATGTAAGGTCAGATACATCTACGTCCATAAGATTTTGTAGACTTTCAATTGCCTTTTGTCTGACAAGCTTATCTTGGGCCTCCATCATTTTATTGACATACTCCATTGTCTTGCCTACGTCAACCATATCAGCAGGGATAACATTCCCTCTTACTATCTTTGACCCTTGTACGCCCTCTTTGACATTTGATGCCATCTCAATATACTCGTCAATATTCTCAACCATTGCCGGGTCAATCTTAGCAAACTCAGCAGCGAAGGTTGTAAGGTTTCCAAATTTGCCTTTATTCTTTGATAGTTGTTTTATCTTTGACCGCAAGTCATTTGCTCTTGCTTTTTTTTCTGCATACTCGGCATCTTTGAATACTTTTGCCATATAATCAACAAATGAGGAAATGGAACTCTCATTAGAGAAGTTGACCTTACTCAGCCTTTTTTGAATGGCTGTAAATTGGCTAATGGTTATTTTACCATTTACCTTCATTGCCTTTATCTCATTTGCCAAGTCGTTTGCAGCATCCTTAGAAAGTCTCATTATGTTGTTAAGGATTGTGCTTTTCTCCTTTCTGCCAAGGTTGGTGATATCTTTGAATGCTCCTAGTATTCTACCAGTAGATGGCGCACGTTTTTGTGCTGCACCAATTCTATTCCTTGCCTCTTGCTCTAATGCCTTTTTCTGTGCATCAGTGGCGTTGATATAGGCATCAAATTTCCTAAGTAATGCATCTAAGTTCTTACCTATCTTATCTACTGCTGTGCCTCTCTTTATTTGTCTGGCGATCATAGCATCCACCTTATTCATCATCTCATTGTAGCCTGGCAGTATGGTCTCATTTAGCTTAGATGTGCTAGCCTCTTCTGGAGCGCCAAATAACATATCTATTGTAGCATCATCAATACCATTTCTTTTAAGATATATTCTAACGCCTGTATCGGAGAAACCGCTATCCTTTGCTTTCTTTCTTATGACTTCGAATATGTTTTTTAATATTACATCGTCTATCTCTTTATCTGTTATTTTGCTAGATAGTTTATTTTTCTTTACTAAGTCCTTTACTTTTTTTACTCCTTTCTTTACAGCCTTAGAAACAGCAACACCAGCATCAATAGCATTAGCGGTTGTTAATACTGCCGCATTCCATATTGCAATAGGTACACCAAGTATATTACTCTGCAATCCACCAGGTCCTTTTATCTTTAAGCTCCTGACAGCATCTGATAGAGATGGCGTTTTTTCTTTAGCAGGTTGTAGTAAACCTTCGACTGCTTCTACTAATTTAGGATTAGTACCATCTACTTTCGCTGAATGGTAGGCTCTTGCAAGATATTTCTCATCTGCTACTTCATCTAGGTATTTTCTTTCTTTAATTGCATTTTCTGAAATAGTACCTGATTTTTCTGCTTTAATTGGATTTATATCTATTCTTACATTCCCTATTTTTAACCGCTCTCCATTAGCGATATCAAATAAAGTGTCTTCTCTTATATCTCCCTCGTATTCAACAATTATATCTAAGTCACTATTATTTTTAGATGTGCCATATACTCTTGAACCTGTAATTTTTATATCAACTATTTTGTCAACTTCAGATCCTATTATATCATAAATTAAATCTTTTATTTCATCCTTTGTGTATTTTATACCATTTATTAAAACATAACTTCTATTAATATTTGCAATCGCATCTCTTAAAGCTGATAAAATAGTATTATTTTTCTTTAATAATTTAGTTGTACTATTTACATCTTTTAATTCAGGGATATCTTTTTTCTGTTCAGCCGCAGTATTCATATACTTGCTAAATGATTCCTTGTCCCACTTTATATTGCCGACTTTTGTATCAATCCAATTTATGGTAGCAGTAATGGCTTCACCTATTTTTGTTCCACTCTCAACCTGCCTTGCCATAAATTCCAATGCCCCATTGTATACGGTCTGAGTTATGCCAAAGTCAAGAGTTGACAAGGTGCCTTTCATTTTCTTACCTCTAATTCTCTTGGCAGTCTTTTCGTTTTCTGTTTCTACTTTACCCTCAGTTACAGGAGCCTCAGTCTTTGGTTGTTTTGATTTCTTTTCAAATTCTCTTACGATTTGCTCAACTCTTGCACTAGGTAATCCTTGTATTTTCTTTTTAGAAATATTTGTTGCCGTATCTAATGCAGCTTTTTGCTTACTACCTTTTATAATAAGAGAAGCTCCCGTTTGTTTGTAAACTCCTTTTCTACCTTTTAGGTTTGGGTTTGTTTCATTTCCTGTTATCTCTACATATCCACTCTTTTTGAAGTACTTGTCAATGGTTTTTTGATCTCCATTGTTTATCAATTCAATATCACTTGTAGCTTGGTCTTTATCCTTTTGCTGCTTTTCTCTGTACGCTTTTTCTTCTGCATTTACAATATCCCAAGGACTCCCTTTGACTTCTTCTGTTGCTTCAGGAGCCACCTCGGTTATAGGTACAGTCTCAGTCACAGGAGTCTCAGTTACCGGTGCCGCCTCAACCTTTGGTGCCCCCATCTTAGCTAGCATCATTTGCTCTAGCTTGTCAGCCTCTTGCTCAGGTGTCAATGTCTCAGTTACAGGTTCAGTTACAGGTTGCTGTGATGATAGTTCTTTCTGATTAAGAGCGTCAAGCTCAGCCTTCACGTCAGCCTTTGGCATGACCGTCTCACCAACAGTTATGTTCTTGCGTCTCTTGTCAGCCTTAGCTAGTGCATCAGTTAGCTCCTGCTGTCTCGCTTTGTCCTGCTCAGTAAATGTCTCTACTGGCTGTACAGGTGCAGCTTCCTTTTCTGCTATCTCAAGCTGAGCGCCTAAGCCCTCAGGGGTAGCCTGCTCTTTTTGGAGTAATGCGTCAAGTTCAGCCTGAGCATCAGCTTTATCCTCATAAGCGTCATTAACTTTAATAAGAGGTTTTGGTTCACCCTCTGTAAAGCTTTCTAATTCTGAGGGGTTCTCGAATGCTGCTAAGAGTTCTTCTTTCCTTTGGCTTTCTTCGGGGCTGAGACCTTGCTTGGGAGCTGCTTCAAGTCCTGTTTCGGGTTCTCCTTCGACCATCTCTTGGCCAATTCCGGCTTCTGGCTGTACAGATACTTCACCTGTTGTTTGCTTTTGAAAGGCATCTAATTTATCGTTTAATGTCTGAGATACTTCTTCGTCATTCTTGACACCAATATTTAACTTTGCAAGTCTCTCAGGAGTGGATGAATTGATTTTATCTAAAAATTGTTGCTTAGTATATCTTCTACCATTTATCATATACTCTCCTACCTCCTTAGTCTCAATACCTGAGATACTACTTAGGTCAACTTGATTCTCTGCTGGCAATAGCTCCTTGCTTTTGCCCATAGCAGAAAGCTCCTCATTGATAGCTCTTATATCTTCGCCATAAATCTCTTGTCTCTCTTTAGACGATGTAAGCTCTTTTTTGGCAGCAAGTAGCTCCATTGTCCTAGCAGTGACATTGTCATTTACCTTTTTACCGCCAACAGACATCAAGCCCTTAGCATCTCTTCTAAGGCCAACATTCTCTTGTATCTTCTGATTAACTGACTCGTCAATCTTCCCAAGGCGTTGCATATTATTGGCCCAACTTGATATGCGCTCATCAGATACATTCTCTGATGCTATATTTTTATAGTCAGTTAGACTATATGCAAGATCAATATCCGTATTTTTCTTTATAGCACTATATGTGTTAAGTACATAGTTCGGCACGTTTGTACCTATACTGCCTAATCCTTCAAGTGCTACCTCATTAAAGTCAATCTCCTTCCTTCCTGTGCCAAAGACAATCTCACTACCCTGCGCTACAAGCTCACCACCACTTTCAGCTAATGGGTCTATTATTACGTTCTCAGCTGCTGCTCTTGATAATTTTGAGCTAGTTGTAGCTAATTTACTTGCCGGCTTTATCATTTTCCCTGCAAGGCCTGCTGTTACATAATCTACAACAGCAATAGGAACACCTCTAGCTAGACCAACAGCCCTTGCTTCATCCCAAACTCTTTGGTCATTTAGCGCCTGTTCCAACGATTCAGGGTCAAGAGCTTTGTATCCATTATTTTCTACGGCCTCCATTACGGCATTTGTGTACTCAGTGGCAAAACCTGTCACTGCTTGTCCCATTTTTAGACCTGTAAAAAATCCTGCTGTTGCACCTGTCGTTACAGTAAATGGGGCAAAAGGACCGCCTAGAAGACCTGTTACTGAACCTATACCAGTAGATGGGGCTGTAATAGCTGGAACTATCTTAATTCCATAAGGCAACATCTGTGATAATGACTGACCTACAGCAATTGTTGTTGCTTCAAACGGATCGTCAAGTATCACGTCAATCCAATCCATAGCTGACGTTGCAGCAGCAAGTCTTGTCATTGTACGGCTTTGAGTGCCACTCATACCAGCAAGTGTACTTGATATATATTTTGCTGCACTCTCCTTGTCTTTAACTCCAGACCAAGACACATAACCAGGCATTGATAGCGCTAGTAATTGGTCTCCTATAAATCCATTCTTCAACCCATCACTTAAAGATGATGAGATGGCATTCCAATTGTCTGAGAGTTCACTTGTTATCTCTTTATTGGTTTTAGCATCGAAATAAGTTTGAGACTCATCGTATTTCATAGCTGCTGTCTTAGCTATTTTCTGAGCCTCACTATATTTCTGGACTAAATTATTATATGCTTGTTTGTCTTGGATATTATTTACATTTTCTTTCATCAAAGTCTCGATAGGCATATTAAACCTTTTCAAAGACTCAGCATCTATAATGTCTATATCGGTCTTAGCCTCTCTGAATAACTTTGCCGATTCCATAGAGGCTTCTCTTTGTAGATTTGCTAAATGAGCATCAAAGTCCATGACTGTTTTTTCAAGAGTGCCATCTTGTTTCATAAACGTCATGTCTTTTACTTGAGACTTCAATAAATCTCTTTCTTTTTTATATTGAGCTACGACTTCATTGATGTCTCCTCTCAATTTATTGCCACCTATAAATAGATTTGGATATTGCTCTTTTGCTAGTTCTGTAAGTGCTGATCCTTTATACCCATCAGATGTTCTGCTTTTAAGATTATACCCTTCTACGAAGTTTATTATTGACTCTAGCTCTTTATATCTGTCAAGCTTTTTTGCATCGGACATATAGTCCCTGCCTCTTTGCTTGAAAAATTTATCACCCTCTATGTCTACTTTAGATATTTCTTTCCAAGAACCAGCAGCAAAATCTTTAGCTTCTTTATCTGTTTTAAATGTAAATACTTCACCTCTTTTCTTTGCTTCTTCAAGTGCTTGCTCGAATGGCAATTCCATCCAGTCGTCTTTAGTCTTAGGATTTGGTACCTTTGGGAAAAGAGTTGGAATTACTTTATTGTCAAATGAAACAAATTTTACGGTTGATTGAGTGCCATCATCATTTGTTCTTGCAGAAGGTCTCATGTTTTTAGCACGAAGAGCTTTGTTTAGGAAGTCTTCTTCTTCTGACACCCTATTGTTTTGCTTTATAAAACTTCTAAGACGTTCTAGCTCAGCCGCCTTTTCGGTGTTTGAGTCTACTGATAGGTCTATTTCTACGGAAACTTCTCCGTTCAGTGATCTTGCGGTTAGCTTATTGCCAAAGAACCCAGTTTTTTCTACTACTATACCATATGGAGCGAACTCTTTTTTAATTGCATCTATATTAGAGTAGTCGTCAAATATACTGGTGTTTACTGTACTGAGCTTGTTTATAAAGTCAGGGGTCTCGCTTCTAAGATTAGCTTCGAGTTGTATTTCCTTTTGTATCTCTTGCTCTTTTTGTTTAAGGGCATTCGTTTCTCTTAGAACTCTTAGCTGTTCTTTTTGTATCTCCTCTTGCTTTTTTGCATATACCTCTTGTTTTAACTGTAAGTCAAAAGGGCTTTTAGGTTTTTCTATTTGAGCTACATCTTGCTGTGTTTGAGTTATTTTCTCAAGACCTTTAACAGGTAGGCCATAGGCATCAGCTAATTGTGACCCCGATGAAAACTCTTCCGATAATGATTCCGTAGGCTTTCCTTCTTTTATCGAGCGCTGTATTGGACCCTCTGTTTGCTGGTAGCCAAGTACGCCATAATCCCCAAAAGCTTCTTTTTTTTTAACAGGCTGCTGCTCTTGAGCCATTGGCTGTTGAGTGGATTTTAGCCCAGCCGAAAACTCATCTAATGACGCAAATGAATTATCTTTTTGCAAAAGATAATTGTGTATTTCTTTTACATATGTTTCATTTTTTAATCCTTCAGAAAAATCTTGCAATGATACATTGCTAAATTCATTATCTTGAGATACGATCCAATCGTAAAGGCTTTTTATATATTCTTCATTCATATTATTAAAGTATTTTATCCTCCTGGTTTTGGCGGTTTAGGTGGCTTTGGTGTAGAGTTTGAGCCGCCTTTATTTATCATATTATCTTGTAAGAAATTCTCCAATATTTGCATATTGTTATCTCTTTTATTATCATTTTTTCCTCCCCAATTTGGTTGAATTTTTACGGACGAAATAACTTTTCCATTTTCATCAAGTTTTTCAACCGTTACTTCGCTAAAATATCCAGTTGTATTTCTCGCTCTAAATTCACCATATTTTTTTAAATTATCATTTAATTTATTTGCAACATTTTCCGCAGGCATATCAAGAAAAGCTTCTCCCCACCATCCTTTAGGATTCTCATCCGTTTTTTTATTTTCGTTTACAAATAATATATAAGGATCTTCTTTTTTAACTTCAACAGCTGTCCAATATTGATCGGGCTTATCAGCTGTATCCATAGGAGTAAATTTTGAGTGCTGCGCAGTAATAGCTTCGTCAAATTTATTCTGATACCTATTCAATACTTTTCTATTCTCTGTGTCTGTATATATTGCACTTGCTACTGCATTACCGAATTGCGCTACAGTTATATCATCCGAGATTTTTATTGTTGATGTTTTGCCTTGATTATTAGATATTTCTAATCCAACAACTCCATTTCCCATATCTACAAATCTTGCACTTTCTACTCCAGTTTCATTTCTAAGTATTTCTAATGCGTTTTGTTTCACCTTATTATCTCCGCTATATAATTGACCAATCCATCTTGCTGAGCCTTGTACATCTTCAATACCTTCAAGTCTAGCACTTTGAGCTGCGGTTGGTTGTGGTATAGATTTTTCGGGCTTATCTTGTGCTTGGTCTATATATGTCTTGATGTTCAATTTCTTGTCTATCATTTGACGCATCTGATTTCTCATAAAGTTTTCAGCTTCTTTTTCCTGCTCAGGAGTAGGCATAGGCTTAATAACACCATTGCTTTGTCTTTCCGCATACATATACTTTTTAGGGTCTTTCTCAGCTAAGGTCTTATCAAATGTTGCTTCATAATTTAACTCTTCTGTAATAATAGATGACATATTATATTCTGACAATGAAGCTTTTATGTATTTTTCTTCTGCTTCCTTAAAATCAGCGACTACTTTTTTAAGTCTGTCTATTTCTACTGGATCTGTTATCCCATATTCTGCTGCTTTGACAAGGTCTAATTCTCCTGTTTTGTCCACTATTTCTGTAATAGTACCAGCTTTCATCCTATCTCCTAAAGTCCTGTATGACATTATGCTTTCTCCAAGCCTTTCCACGAATCCTGATGCATCTTTCACATAGTCATACCTGTCGTACTTTCTGTTCATGGCACCAACGAGCATATCTACTGATAGGATATTCTCTTGGCCAGGTTTTACTTTTCGAACTTTTTGTCCATCTACTATTGTCTCCTCAGTAACGCCAAATGACAGCTTACCGTTTATGTTTGAGAATGTTTGCAGGTCAGCAAAGTTGCCGTATTTCTCTAAGTCGATAGCATCTATCACCTCAATACCTTGATTCGCCCCTGCCTTCATCCTGTCTTGCTTCTCCTTGAATACTTGCTGAGCATTGGTAAGTGTACCATATATTGAGTCAATGTCGTCAGTTGTATTTTGTAAATACACGGCAAAGTCCTTAGGGCTTAGTTTGCCGGACTTCAATAAATTGTTTTGTATTTTAAGGTTCTCTGCTTGGTTATACCCAAGATTTATTGAGAACTCGTTTAATACCCTGTTCTCACCTTGTGGTATGTCATTTATTCGTTGTAGTCCTTCCTTATAGGCTGCGTCAATGGCGGCTTTTTTCTCGGTGCGTACACGGTCAATCTCATCGACAGTATTTGTTATTGTCCTGCCGACATCAGCCCAGTTTACATAACTGTCAGCTTCCCTTTCAACGTAACCAAAATATGACTTAGGTGGCATATGATTTTATTTATTTTTTTAACCAATCAGGAACAAATTGAGTTTCAGTAGAAGGAACTATAAAAGTATTCTTCGACCCCTTCTCTTTCTTATAATTTACACCTTCTATTATTGACTTTAGTTCTTTGTATTCAGGATGGTCTAGCTCGTAACCTTGCCAAACAGTCAATCCCTCATTTGGATTTTCTCTTGCGTATTTTTGCCAATATTCTCTTGGGTCTGAACCCTTTTTTACTACATTGCCCTTTTCGTCAACTACTTGACCAGTTACACTGAGATCAACCATTGGGGCTTTTTGGTCTAATTGTTTTAATATAATCCCTGATTCTTTGTCATATATTAAAGTTTTGTCATTCCCGAAAGGTTTATATGTTATAAATCTATCAGACTTTGGAGGTTCTTGATTTGCATAATAAATGTCTCCTTCTGTTTTTCTATCTGGATCGTCTCCTTCTCCATAAAGCGACCAAACTGATTCACCATATTTTTCAAGTCTATTTTTTCTATAATCTAATGTTTCTATTAACCCTCCTTCATCGGTTCTGCCACTTCCCATAGCATAATTATCTCCTTTATAGTATTTAAAATTAGTAAGTGCAGTTTGTTCTTTTGAACAGCCTACAAAAGGAGGAGTGTCACATTTTCCTTTTCCTTCTTTTGTTGAGCCTACTGACTCTGAGATTTTATTTGTTAACTCTTCATACTTACCTGAGCCTTTATTTACTACTGTTCTGTTGTCTCCCTCCTTAATAATATACTGGTCATACTCTTCAGAGTAGTACACGTCAGGACCTTTTTCTCCATAAGGCTTATATTTCTTTCTTGGCTCAGGAACAGCAAAGCTAGGAACCTCTACTGTTGTCGGGCCTTTCTCGCTCTCCACTTTTATTGTCTCTATCTTTACTGGCTCTGGCTTGAGCTTACCTTTTACTTTCATCTTAGGCTCCTCAGCCTTCACCTCTTTTACTTCTACCTTTGCTACCTCTGTAGGCTTCACTTCCGCTTTCGTCTCTGACTTGATCACCATCTTGTCACTTGGTGTCTCGATAGCTTTCACCTCAGTCTTCTCAGTGACAGGAAGGAGCTGGCTCTCAATGTCACTTTTGACAACCTCTTTCTTCTCGGCAGTCATTGGCTCCTCCTTAGTAGGTGTAGCCTCTACGCTTTTCACCGTAACTGCTGGCTTCGTTTCAGCAACAGGTATAGTAGTCGCAACCTCAGTCTTTGCAGGAGCAGTCTTTGCAGGCTCTATTGTAGTTTGCTCAGTCTTAGCAGGCTCAGTAGTTGCTACAGGAGTGGTTCTACCTATAAGTGTACCAAAAGAATTTTGGTCTTTTTGATATCCTCTTTGTTTTGCAATATCGTAGATATAATTAAAGGCATCATCGTTGGCATAAATATAATTTAGCCATTCTTCTTTACTTCCTTGGTATCCTCTACCTTTTACCCAATCAAATATAAGATTAACTGCTTCTTCGTTCATTTTTGTTAAAATCTATCAAGCATAGGGAATGTTTCATTTGATGGAGAATATCCTCCAAGCATATCAAATCCTGATTGCTGTTGCTGTAAATATGGATTAAATCCTGTATTATAAGGAGCAAATGGATTTACACTGCTAGTCCCAATTGTCCCTCTCATATACATCTCAGCCTCTTGTCTTTGCTGTGGAGTTTGCGTTTGGGTAACAGGTGTGGATCCAAACAAGTCATACTGATTGATAAACTTTTTGCCCTTACCTGTCATATATGATTCAAAGTCAGCTTGCTTCATTCCTCCTACATCTAGTCCAAACTTTTTCTGTATAGCCTGTTGATAGGTCATTGGCTTACCATCAATCATATACTCAGCACCCAACTGCCCAGCAGCAGCTCTCTTACTATACTCAGCCTGCTGTTTCCCAAATTGCTTGCTAGCTGCATTCTGCATATACAATGGCACCATCTCAGCAGCATATCCTGCCATTCCTGAGATGCCTTGGAATGCCTGACCCAATGCAGCTGTTCTTGCCTCCTGAGCGTCAGCAGCAGCCTGCTGGGCACCCATAGCCTCACCCATATCCAACTGCACTCCTACGTCTCTAAGCCTTGACTCCTCAGTAGCTGACAGCTTCTCAAGGGCCATCAACTCCTGACCCATTTGAGTCCTAATGTCTGCCTGTGCTTGGTTCTGCATAGCCTGTAGTCGGCCTGCTGTTGCCGCAGCGCCTCTGTCAGCCTCTCTTGCTCCCTCTAGTGCCTGAGCGCCTGAGGAGAGCATCGCCTCTCTCTGTAGCTCATACGGCTCCTTTTTAATTGCAAGTTGGTCGTAGTAGTTTACCTCTAGCTTTTTACGAGCCTCGCTCATAGCTTGGTCTGCCTTAGCCTGAGCCTCTTTCATCAATTGGTTCTGCTTAGCTGCCTGAGCAAATGACATACCGGTAGTAACTGCCGCTGTGCCTAGACCTATAACTGCTCCTGTAATTGCTGCCATATTTATAGTATTTTTATCATCTCACCAACATACTCATCGCCTTTTACATAGCCAATCTCCTTGTATGTGTCAATAAGACTTTTGTTTTTAATCAGTGCGTAACAATACTCGTTTCCCAAGTTCTTACTTATCTCTGTCAAAGTTGATACCAATAGCATTATCGCTTCCTTGCGCATTGGCTTTTTGGTGTACTTCCTACTTGAGATTATCCAATCTACCCATGACACTTTTGAGTTTGTCATATACATAAACCCTGCGCAGATAGGCGTATCGCCATCATAAACTATAACACCACCGGTCCCATCATCAGGCAAGAATGCCCTTGTTGGTGGGGTCCATTCCCACTCTTTCCACCACTCTACCAATATGGCATCGTAGTCCTCCATTGTCAATGGTCTTATAGTTAGCTCTTCCATAAACACAAAATTATGGAAAAGATTTCATAACTTCAGACTCTACAGCAAATAATTCTATTTTTGATGTAGAAGAATTTGTAATCTCAAATACACAATAGTGACCAAGCACACCATGCGACTCAGCCACTGAGTTCTTGGTGTAGAAGAAGTAGGCATCTTGTACTGGTATCGGAGTAGTGCCAGGTATCGTAATGTCGATGACAATCTGATTGATACCAAGCTTATAATTCCTATTTATCTGTAGTATTTGCCCTGCAAAGTACTGAGTTGTTGATGGCGGTAATGTGAAGTATAGCATATCGCCAATGCTCATAATATTGCCAAGGTCAACTAGCGGTGATATTGAGAAGTCAATCGTGTCCCCTGCTACGTTCACCTGATAGCTCTTACCGATACCATTTGTACTGCGAATAGCCAACTCACCGCTTGCATCATTACGGACAAATGCGAAATATGACTGCTCTTTCTTCTCAAACCAAGTATCAAGGATATACCCTGAGTCTTGGATGTCAGTATATAGTATCGCGCTCCACGTTGCATCGCCCTCAAGATTAAGCGTCTTAAACAACTTATTCTCAAGAGGAACTGTATTGAATACACTCGTCATTCTTGTTGGCGTAAATGCTGCGGTAGCGTCACTGAGAATGGTCCACCAAGGCTCATAGAATGTGTTTTTCTTCTTGTTGACATTATGCCTGTACAGATTACCTCCCTTGAACGTGTAGAAGTATTGGTTCATTCCTATCATCCAATCAGGGTTGTACGAGTAGAATGACACCCATCCCGATACAGCATTACTGAAAGATAGTGTATAGAAGTCCTCAATAAGGACAGGTATTATTGGGCCTGGATCTAAGGGGTCAACTGGAGTTATAGGGTCTTTTCCCATTATTTATTTTTTATGATGCGCAATATGAATGGAATGCAATGATTACTCCGTCTTGTACTTGGAACGTGTCGTATGGCGCCGGAACTGGCAATGCCCTATAGTATCCATCTGGCAGTACTGTCGCTCCGCTACTATCTAAGAACACCCAATCGTATAGCCCTAGTGTGATGCCATCACCATTAACAGGTGCCACATAGTAGGTGTAGTTGTATGGGAAATTACAGAAGAACTCGGGCGATACTGTTGGTACGCCATAAGTGCCTAAGAATGATGGAAGCTCCAATGGGCATGAGATACCTACAACAGCCTCAGAGTCAGGACATATCCCTACGATTGTCACGTTGATATATCGTTCGGTAGCATTTGTTTTTGGTATCACCATTACGCATAGGTCAGGATTGCCTGCGGTTAGCTGCATCTCACCAGCCGATACCGTAACGCTAGTTGTCCCAACAGGGATGTATGTAGTTCCATCCCAATCATATAGGTCAAGGCTCACAGGAGTGCCAACGACAATGCAGTCATTTGGCGATGCTCCTATGTAGGTATATGACGTGCTTGGTGTTCCAGCGAGATAGCCATAGCCTTGAGAGCTTAATTGGTTATATGTAACAGAGTCATAAACAGCCTTTATACCATTGACTGTACTATTTACAGCTATGGTGATTATAACAGCCCCCACTGACGTTGGTGTGTTACCTGCATCAAATGTGATGGTATAAACGCCTTGTAGGGATGGTGCCTCTACTGTGCCCTTGCACTCAGTGCCGCAAGTAGGACAGGCCTCAGCAGGAAATAATATACCCCCAACTTGTTGTCTTGCTGTGGTGCCATCAAAGTAGTACCCATCAGGAGCTACTGTAGTAAGTCCTGGGTCCAAGAACACTGTTGTCGCTGACGCTAGTGTTGGGCAATTTAGATAAAATGTTTGTTGTGTTGGCATATTTTATTTTTAAGTTCCACAAAAACAACTCTCCATATAAATAATTGGACTGCCTTGTAAAATGATATAATTGTCTTTGTCATTTGGTATGCATAGGCTTACTGATGCACCAGGAGCTAGAGTCTCTGTGTGTGTCTCAGGCGATCCGCATAAGCCAAGAGGAAACTCTATAATTGCATCCTCAGTTGCTGTTGACGGATTTTGAAACAAATATGAGTTACATAGTTCTGTACATGGTAAGCATTCGCAGCACACAGCCTCTAACGACTCAGGGTCATAACAAAGCTCTACGCCAATTGATGACCTTAAATCCCATATAACGTACAAGTACTGACCGTCTAATGTTGGTGGCACAGTAAAGGTAGCATTATAGATACCAGTTGATGGATTAAGTATAGGCGTAGCTATATTTGATATTGCCAGCATTGCCTGCATATCAATATCATTATTGCCATATAGCACTGTTGTCCTTGCGTATCTGAACTTATTCTGTCCTGGGTCAAAGTTATATGACACATATGGCGGTGTCTCATTTATCTGTAACGTCATTAACGCTCCCTCTGGTGGTAGGCTACCCTGACCCTCAAATCCATTCGTTGCAAGATAGTATGACACCAATGGGTTATTCGTCCCTGACGCAAAGATAAAGAAATTAGATTGCGTGGGCGAAGTATATGTCCCATTGACATAATTAAATTGTTTTAGTGTCGTCAGGCCTGCATCGCAGTCATCTGTGAGTACAACCTCTACAAGTGTCATTGGTATAGGCACTGGGCATCCAATAGTTACGCTAATCACAACATTGCCTGTGGCTGTAATAGTAACCGTTCCTGTAGATGGTAATTGGGTATTCTTAAAGAAGTCAAAGTACCCTGATGAGGTTTGTAGCCCTGACGTATAAGTAGTACCATCGTACTCTACGTCAATAACAAAGTCAGCGTCCACATCAATACTTTGAACTAACCAATCCACATTTACAGGCCCAACTTTAGTTGCAAAGTCTACACAGAAATTCACCTCAGATGCTATCTTACCCTGAGCAAATGTAAAGGTTCTAGTGACACCACACTTAATACACTCCTCCTCCATCGGTATCTCTCTGTCGTTCAGCGTCAGCACATACTCGTTCATATATGGGTCAAACGCTCCGAGCTTTTGGTTATTGAACCTTGCAATGAACTCATCTCTAAACCATGTCCTCATGTTCATATCAGAGATAACTGCAAGCTGCTCATTAGAGTATGAGTTGCCTTTAAGCTGTATTACTGCCCCTCTTTTGGCATCAGTAAAGAACTTGTCATAGCCCCATTTAGAGTAGCTCTCAGGATTGAAACTTATGCCGTAGTTCTCGACTCTCGCTATCTGTGTACCCAATACCTCAGGGACTGAGGTTATGGCACCACCGGCAGCAGCATCAGATAATAGGTTCTTTCCTGCAAGGACGTATGACACCTTGTCCTCTTGCAGGACTAACACGTCAGTCTCTCTGCCATCAAGGATGTATACTGCTCCAAATGACAGCTCAAGGTTCTTGTAGTTAAGCAATGCTCCGTTGAACTCATTAAGCTTATTGACATTGGTCTCAGGGTTATATACACCACTATAAGTGATGTCAGCAAAACGTCTTGACTCTTTATAGTCTTGAGCAGCTACTGTTGTTACCCTGTTGCCAAGATTAAAATCTCTGCCGATGATTGAGTCTCTTATCTTGTAGCTCTCGGCACCATTACCAAATGCAAAGCAGTTAAAGAACCCTGTTTGGATTATTGCAGGGACACCTAAGCTTATATCTTGAGATTGGTCTCCAGGGGCACCATTTGACAAGTGATTGCCATTTGCATCAATCGGAAATGATAATTCATTTTCGAAAAATACATCAGGTAGCGTGTCAATTGGTTGAGTTTCAAATATAATTGACTCCGCTGTTCTAAAGACAATAATATTTGCAATTACTCTTGATTTTCTTTTTTGAGTTGAGCCACAAGCCCAAGTCCCTGACATATATAATTCTAAAGCCCCAGTTATTGGATGCAGATAAAATCGCCAATAATTATCACATAACTGACCTGATGTGATTGTCCCATTAGTAGGTATAAAAACATTATTTACAGGGCAAGCACCTCCTCCAACTTCTTGATCCCCATCATTTAAAGTACTTGCAATATTGTCATTTATAAACCAATCCTGCATATTTGCATAATTAGAGGAAGACACATAAGTCTTTTTTAATGTATATATCCTCTTTTCGCAAGCATTACCCCCAAAGCCTGTTCTCTCGAATCTTATATCAAATACAATAACAGTTCCTGCATCAACTGAATAGGGTATATAAAATCCTGGGTTTGATGGGTCTTCTAAGCTCATTGGGTATGCCAATATAGGTGACGTTCCAGAAGTAGAACTAACCGCAGTAAGTGTACCGAATTCTATTGTAGAGTATGACAATGGATTCACAGAGAAGCCATTAGCCTTTATTTTCATATAGACACCAGCAGGGGGTGTTGGTGTAATCAAAGGGTCAAACCCAGATTGCTTTGCCTCCTTCTCTAATACGGTTGCAAAAACACAAGTTTGCATCGGACCTTCACTATCTGCCTTTACAGTTAACCTATCTCCCTCCTCTACTTTTCTTGGGTTTTCTCCTTGAAGTAAGAAGTATGTCTCTTGAGTAGAGCTATTGGTAAAAAATATACTTGAGTAAATAGTCTCGTATCCTGCTTGATTTGCCTTACATACAAACTTATATCTTTTAGCCCAATAAGGAGCAACTTGTGTCGTTGGGATTGTTACTGTGATTGAGTTTACAAGAGATGAGTAACTACATGGAATATGAACAGTATTTAATGAACTTACATTTGTTAAAGTTGATCTGCCAAACTCATCCATATAAACAATCCCAATCTCATAATCTCTATTACTATGCAAGCTTTTTTGGCTTGATAAATCCTGCAATTGAACGCTAGCATTTTTAATATTGCCAAATAAACCTACTATATCATACGGAGGTGTTTGAGTGTAGTCATAATATAGGATAGCCAAAAACTGTAAAGAAATAATATTGCTACTAGGAGAGGCTGTTATTGCTATCGGCTGTCCATTTGCTGTGATTCCACTCTCGTATTTAATGCCATTATATGCAAACAGTGACAAGAACTGAGGCCAAGCACAATTATATATATCAGTAAATGTTAATCCATCACAAGAATCGTCACCTCCAGGAATTGGATTATATATAGGCTTTATATTTGCTGCTGTCCCTATTGCTTGCTGAAACTCTATACTTGTTGCTAATTGATAAGGTGAGCTATAATTTACCGGAAGAGTAAAAGTAAAACTGCAACTTACGTCATAACCTAAAGTAGAAAAAGTGTTAAAGGTTATGTCAAAAGCTAATATCCTACCTTGTAATAGTGGTATCCCTGTAAGGTCTATGTCTAGTTGAGTATTGGGTCTAGTACAAGGGGGAGAACAAGGATTAAAAGCAGTGTTTGAAAGAGGTAAAGAGCTATCGCTAGTACTAGATGGTATATCATTGGTTCCAATAAACTGAGATACTAACTCAGTAGTGTAATCAAATCTTACATCCTGACCATTGCTATCAACTATGTCGTATCCATCAACGTAATTTCCATACATCAACCTATTGCCCATAATTGTTTGAGCCTTAGCAAGTCTTGGGACATTATCATAAAGCCTCAACAACTCAGACTCTGGAAGAATAGTAAATATTTTGTTATTTACGAATAGATATGTTTGAATGGTATTATCTGTCCATCCAGCATTCTGCTTGTCAAATCGTTCGATTACTTTTATTATATTTCCTGTTGCATCCTTATATAATAAATCAATACCAACCACTAATGGGCCACCTGTATTAAAGCTTACATTAACAGCATTGTACTTATTCTCCATTCCCTGATTAAGGAAACTATTTGTACTAAACTGAAAAGAACTTGGCTCAAATGCAATCTCAGACCATTGTGACGTAGCTGTATATTCTCCATCGACATATTTATACCTATAAGCAAAGCATAAAAACCTATCCTCTAGATAATTCTCTTGACCATCTACCTCAATAAGTTCTATCGTTGGGGCTTCGGTAGGTGGCTTCTTAATAACAAGGATCGTCTCTGCAAGCAGGTCAGGCTGACCGTTATAGTCAACGCCTAAAGCGTCAGGATTAGCGTAGCCCCTATTGATATTGATAAATCTAGGCTGATTATAGTCATCAGTCCAAAATAATAAATCCTCAACAATGTCAACCCCTGTAATCAAATAGTCAGGATTGAAATTCAATGTAGTATTTACTACACCTCCATCATTCACGCTAACAATATGGTATGTCAATACCTGAGATACCATATTAAAAGAAACAACAAGGTCAAGCTTTCCAGTTGGAGAAGTTTTAGAATTTGGGTCATGAACAAACCAATACAAAGTCTCTCTTGCGCTGTCATTTATAGCCCCTATACATCTTGCATCAGTACTCAATGGCGTACCGTCAATATAGGTCAATGCAGTCAATGGCAAGTTACCATTCGTATTCTCAATGACTCCTGCCTCCGACTTCTCTGTCGATCCCATCCTAACATTCATAGCGTCAATGTACTCCCCATCAGGGACTACTCGCTCATCGAATGTCTTATTCATTCTACCGGCAATAAAGTTCCTTGTAAAATTCGCCATTGTTATTTGATTATCTTATCCATTCCTCTCATATTCATTAAGAGCCTTCCTGGATGAATGTTGCTAATTCTTATTTTTGCATTTCTTAAAAGCGCCTGCTTCTCCTTTCTAGCTCTAGCCACAATGTACTCCTGTACCCCAAGCTTTGCATTTAGTATCTCATATCTGATATAGGCATACACATACTGCTCAAATAATTTGTTTACTGAGATAGCTGAGTTGTCACCATTCTCCATACCATCAGACACATACTCAAGAATAACTGTTGCAGATAGATTATGAGGGTGATTTGGGTCGTTATTATTATTGTAGTGGTTATAACCCAAGATTGCGCTGTCAAAGTTTATCACCCCAGCTTTCTTGTCAATATTAAACGTAGGGTTACGATTAGCTGTCTCTGTATTGAGACCAAATCTAGCACCTATACTATGCTCGAAATACCAATTACCGTCACAGCAATATCCCTCATGTCCGTGAAACTGATGGCCATGATTAAGGTAGATACTCTTCTTGGTTCCTTTGATTCGATCGTAGTCAATGTTGGAGTACTGCGGCTCCAAGATGTTACCATTTTGATCAAACAAAATATTGCAGTTGTGGTCCTGCAAATATGCTTTTGATGATAGTGTTTGTATATTCTCAGAAAGAGGCAACAAAGTTCCGTTCGCATAAAGCGAGATGCGCACCCAGTTGACAAAGTCATGCGGCAGCACATAGCGTAGTTGATCGCAGACGCTAAGCTCAAGGACTTTAATCTCCTTGAACGCATCGTAGTTCAACTCCTGGATGGCTCTCTTTGCGTGGAACAATATCTTATAACGCTCCTCATTATTAACCAATGAGTGATTGCCGGTGTACATCAACTGAAAATTATTGACGATGTCAAATAGGCTAACATACTGATACGACCCCCAATTGGCATCCGTTGGATTATTGCCATTGTTGGTATAGTACTGAAAATTTGATATATATGCCATCTGTTATGAATTTGCTGATTGTTGTTGCTCTTGAGACATAGCAAATTGAGCCACCTCAGTCTCTCTAATGCTAATGCCGCAGTACTGTAATATTTTCATTGCAAGCTTGTACTCATCCTCAAGTGGTAGCTCAAAGTCTTGGTAGTCAGGCTGCGTTTGATCAAAAACAGGCTCACCACTAGCGAGTGAGATATATGTCCACTTTGGTGGCGTAGGGTATCTAAAGTAGACCGCTTGTACAGCACCGTAGCCTGACACGCTAACTGGATACACAGTGAGAATATTACTATTTGCCAGTGTATAAGCAGGGTACTGAGTAGATGGAGCGGTGAGCAATGACTGGTTTAACATAAGTATTTTACCCATTGTCACCTTCTCAGCCTCGCTGATTGCTGATGCCTTGTATACCTTATAATCTTGACCTATAGCTGTAAAGATATTATCTGTTATATCAAGGGCTGTAGCCGATACACCTGTTACAAATGCGCCCTCATAGAGCGTAGTATTGACAACTACGTCACCAACAGATACGCCTGCCGTTACAAAGTTCGCAGTAGCATCAATCAATTGGAACGCAGGAAGTGTACCTGTGTTTGTTCCTGATGCCAACACAGTAGTGTAGCAGTTGACTCTATTTATCAAGTAGTAATCTGACCCTGTTGTTGTTAGCGATGGAGCAAAGAAATTATTACCTATGTAACCTGATGCCGCAGGGCTTGGTACAAGGAACTCAGTAGCAATAAACGTCTCTAGCAGCTCTGCTATAGGTTGCTCTAAGTCTGCATAGTCAGTGCCTGCCATGCGCCCATTCTCCATATTTATAACCTTGTTGTATGCGGCAAAGTAATCCTCAAATATCTCCATCTGAGCTTGCAATGCATACAGGTTGAAGTCAGCCGGTGAGATGTACCCATAGTTGTTCTTGTTCAGAACAGACTGCACTGTATTTCTTACTGAGTTGATCATTCTCTATTTTTTTACAAATGTAAAAAAAAGAGGGCATATATTTACACCCTCTCTTACTATAACTCTAAAATATTTTCACTTGACTACGATAAGTATGTCTCTAACATCTTTAGCGCATCAAGACCTTCGTCACTTTGTAAGAACTGTCCAGCAAAATCATATGGGTCAGCACCGAATGGTATTGAACACATTTTCTTTTTGTTGGATGGTGTACTAAACCAAATCTCTCTGTCATTATTACGGAGAGCTAATAGTCTCTTTTCAAAGAATAGCATAATCTTGCCTTGGTAGTTTAACTCAGGGTCATTTATGGTTTGCATAAAATCTCTAGGATTAGTCTTGGCAAAAATAAGCATATCTCTTTTTAGTTCTGCTGTTGAGATAACCGATGGGTCTTTACCGAATAGTACCCTTGTCATAATCTCAAGCTTCTCTATGCTTAAATTTCTAGCGGCAATCAATGCATCTACCTCAATATTTAAGTCTTCAACTTCTTCAAATGCCTCTTTTTCTTTATCTACCTCTTCGAATATTCTGTTATTCATTGGATGGTAATGCATAAATGCCTGAAGAACAGGATTTGATTTAGGAACAGCTAACATCCCATCTTGAAAAATAATAGGCTCTAAAATTGCGTTCCCATCTTGCTCATCCTCAAATGGTGACTTTTGGTTTGATGCATATCTTAGCGCTCTGTTTACATTGTTCTTCTCATCATACCACATCAAAGGGAACCTTGGATGATTTCTTGATGCTAACGTGTATGACAATGGGGATGAATCGCCTTTTAATCTATATACCTTATCAGTAGGTACCATTTTCTTTAACTCAGACATATATTTAATTTGATTTAATTTAAAAAAAAGGAGAGTGCCATAAGACACTCCCCATTATTCACCTTATTAACCATATCTAAACAAAACGAAGTTGTTAGCACCAAGGGTACAAACACAACGCTCAGAAAGGAAGTTTACTTCCATTGCATCCAAGTCGCTAGTAGCAGCACCACCAGCAGACCCTGTAATCCAAGTCTTATATCTACGATCCTCAGACTCAGTTGCACGATAGCGAACGTGAAGGAATGGACGCTTAGCGTTTTTGCCCATAATCTGGTCGTAAACAGAAGTTGAACCGGCAGGAACCAAAAGCCCTGTAACTGTACCAAAGGCAGCAGCATTTGTAGAAAGACCGCCACGCATAGTTGGATCGTTCAAGTACTTCCAATCTGATTTGTAGAAGTCATAACCACGTCTGAAACCTGAGAAGCCAAGATTTAAAGCCATAGTTACGTCATTGTCAAATAGACCGTAAGAAGCACCATAAGAAGGAGCGCCAACTACAGTACTTGCACCGTTAAGACCTGCAAGCATACCGTCAATGTCAAAGCTCAATTGACGATTTACAAACAATACATTCTCCTCAATAGCTCCTTGTCTGTCAAGACGTTGTACGATTGAATCCCAATCAGCAAGAGATGTTGGCGTACCACCACCCCATACGTTACCGCGTTGGTTTACAACATAAAAGATACCCTCAGACCCTGAGTTTGCTCCTAAAACACCAGCAGCCCCAGATCCTGCAAATGCAGGTACAGCTTCAATCATAGATGTTTCAAGGTAGTCCTCAAAGCGAAGGCGAGTTTCGTGTTCTGACTTCAAGTACCAAAGGTAACCAGTAGCACCGTTCTCAGTTGTTACTTCAACCCATCCAATCTGAGCCATATCAGAACCATTTACAGCGTAACGGTCTTTTAGGATGATTGGCTTGTTAGAGAAAATTACATCTTCAGCATCAAGAGAACCTACCATGCCTGTTGTTCCTTTTCTGAACTCAGAACCATAAATGAATACAGTACAAACATCAGTAGCTGCAATTGTAACAGTTGATGGATCGTTATAGTAAGCTACAGCGAAAGTACCAGCTACAGTTGGGCTACCTGTTTGAGTAACAGCTGTAACGATAGCTTTGTAGGATTTACCAACATTAGTAGGCGTGGCACTTGTATCTATCTGAATAAATACAGTCTGTCCAACTCTAATAGCTACAGAAGCAGGATCACCTGCTACAGCAGCTACTGAAAAAGTAGATGTAGTTGTACTTACTGCTGTAGCTGTACAGTTAGTATACTTGATGTGCAAACGACCCTGCTCAGCCCATTTTACTTGGTCAGAGTTTGAAGGCATCTCAGCACCTACAAGGCGCAAGAATGATGCAATTGTTCTGTTACCATAACGCTCAAATTCCTTCTCATAAGTATCAGGAAGATACTGATTCAAGAACTCAAAGTCGGTAATGTAATTTTGTTGTAAAGCCAATTGCTCCGCTGCTGGTTGTAAGCGAAACGTAGGATTTGGTAATATTGAACCTGGCATTTTTTAAATTTTTAATTTGTCTACAATTTTTTTATGCTGCGGATTTTTAAGCTTTTTCCATGGTCAGGATTAACCGCTTTAACCTGAAACCCATCATTCCCCTTCGTTGTCTCATTTGCCCTACGCTCAGACATATTTACATTTTTAGTCTTACGCATAAAGTCATCTACTGCATCAGTCATACCTTGCTCATAGAAGAACTTGGCAAACCTCTCAGGGTTCATTGCAACAGCCAAAGCCTTATGGTATCCACCTGCATCCTTAATCAAACCACTCTCATCGATAAACTTACCGATAAAGCTTGATGGATTTGAGTGTAACTTTTTAAGCTCATTAGCATCCCCAGGATTAAAATTAAGCTTTTTGTTATTGACGCTAAATTCAAAACCTTTGAAATTACCATCAAATACCTCATTGGTTTTTTGTTCAAACCATTGACGCTTACGATTATTTTCCTCCTCGATCGTCTTAGCCTGTTGCATATATTGACGATAAGCATTGAACTCCTCTTTTTCTTCCTGAGACATACCTGCCGTACTTGACTCAAGGGGCATTTTATACATCTCCTTCTGAGAGTTGAAAAACTTCTTTGCCTCATTAACAGCTTTCTTTCTTGATATCTTTGTCTTCTTAATATAAGACTCGTCATCAAGGTCCTCGTCATACCTGTACTCATCCAACATCATCTCAACGTCATCTTCGTCAAGACCCTCTTGTGTAGATAACAAGTACTCCTTGAGCAGCTGTTCTTCCGGAACAGAATCGAAATCTTTCTTCAACTTGAGAAAGTCTTCAAATCCTCTTCCTGTGTCTTTTCTATATTTCATATAAGCAGCGACATCCTCTGGCATCTCCTCTGAGCTGTTACGCTCAGCCATCAATTCATCGAATGAGCTAATCTGCTTATTGTATCTTTTACCTATATATGAAAGAACGTCTTCTTCTCTTAACTCAACCTCCTGCTGTGGCATAGAGAAGTTTTCCTGCGGCACTTCTTGCGATAATGACTGCTCGTGCTTCTCAAGAAGTTCCTTTTCGACCTCTTGTACACTCTTGGGTTCTGTTGAGTCTAATACTCTTACTGCTTTAAATTCCATTTGATTTTATTTTAATTATTTGCAAATTTATAAAAAAATTTATTATGTAGTATTATCTTGGATTAAATTCTGCTAAATCAAAGCCATCTAAGCTATCTTCATTGCTTTCGAAGTCAAGTGGAGGTAGGTTATTCTTTCTCTGATTGATCAGTTTTGACTGCTGAGTGTTCTGAATACCTATACGCTTATTCTTCTCCTCCTCTCTTTTAGTTTCTCTACTTGTCAGTAAACTTGACTGCATCTCGTGCATCTTCATATTGTATTGGAACTCCTCTGCCATCAGCTTAGACTTAATCCCTGCTTCAAACTCCATCTTCTTCATTTGTCCCTCTATCTCTGCCTGGATAACCATTGTCTTTGACTGGGCTTCAAGTTGTATCTTTTGTACTGCCATCTCGGCTGCCATCTGCTGAGATTGCAACTGCTGCTGTGATTGCATCGCCTGCTTTTGCATCATCATTTGCTCCATTCTCTCAGCATTCTTAACTCGCTTGAGCTTCAGTAGCTGATTGGCTAGCTTGAGATTTTTAAGCTCTCTGATGTCAATCGCATCCTCAAGGTTGATGTCCCCTTTCGATAATGCCACCTGTATATTGGCCTCAAGTTGTGCTTTCTGCTCTTCGTCAGGAGTGACCTCAATGAATATACCAAAATCATATAGGTACAAGTCCTTGATGTCATTTAGGATAGAGGTGTTATACCTACCAATCCTCATAGCAAAGTCCTCTTTAAAGTCTGAGTACTCTAAGATGTCAGACACCCTGTAGGTGATTGCTTCAGCTAGTCTTCTGTAGATAAACAAACCACTCTCAAGGATATGTCTTGTTGCTGTGTTTGAGTTGAGCGCTGCCATCTTCTGTAGACCAACCAAAGAGTTCGGGTCAGGTGTTGACCCATCTCTCGCCTCATTAAGACCTGTTACGGTCCTAATCATGTCCATATAATGCTGGTAGTTGGCGATGAGCATTTGTGTCTTCGCTGCTCCTGAGTTTGACGTTAGCTGAGTGATTGGCACCCTAGCATTATTGAAGTCACCATCCTGAGTGAAGCTTCTACCGATAACACTACCTGTTTGGAAGTAGAGCCTTAGTGCATCCTCAGGGTTATATGCGGCACCTGTACCTAGGTCAACTTCATTGAGACCGTCAGCGTCAATAAACACACCATCAGGCACAACTCTGTTAATGACTTGCTGTAGCTTTAGGTGGGTGATTTGAATCAAGTCAGCGAATGGTATCATCCTTCTAACTAATGACTCAATAACGCCCTTATACATCCTTGGAGCGCAAGCCACATACATTGGCATTGCGTGTTGTGTTGATGACTTTGGTCTGACCATATTCTCGGCCATCTCCCATTTAATCAAGTAGTTAGTACCCATTACCATAACACCTTCATACCATACGTCAATGGTCTTCTCTACCTTCTCGAAATTACCCTCCTCCATCATCTCTGCCGGAGGATTGAACGTATCGTCCTTTGGTATCATCTTGACAGAACCGGTATCGGTTGTCTTTCTCTTATAGACTACCTTTTTGGTTGTCTTATAGTTAAAATATAGCAGAGTGCAAGTGTCCCTACTAAACAAGCTATTCTCATAGAATCTTGCAACATTGTAG